CCCGGGTTTCCTGGAGAGTGTTTTATCTGTGAACTCAGGCTGCCAGATCATCGTTTCCGATGGAAGCATAATAAGCTTTTTCTGCTTCTGCCGGAGGAGTATGGCCCAGCCTTCCCAGCAATCGTCGATTGTTATACCAGTCCACCCACGTTAGTGTGGCCAGTTCCACTTCTGCACGGTTTTTCCAGCTCTTACGGTGTATTACCTCCGCTTTGTAAAGACCATTGATGCTCTCAGCCATCGCGTTGTCATACGAGTCGCCTGTACTCCCTGTTGATGCCAGTAATCCGGCTTCTTTTAGTCGCTCCGTATAGGCCAGTGACACATACTGAGAGCCTTTATCGCTGTGATGGATGGTGCCAGACGGACGACGGGCCCACAACGCCTGCTCCAGCGCATCCAGCACGAATGTCGTTTCCATAGACGATGAGACCCGCCACCCCACGATGTATCCGGCAAACACATCAATGATAAACGCCACATAGACGAAGCCCTGCCATGTGCTGACGTAAGTAAAATCAGCCACCCACAGCTGGTCAGGTCGTTCTGCCACGAACTGACGGTTTACGCGGTCGCCTGCGGCAACGGCTTTCCGGCTGATGGTCGTACGGACCTTTTTACCCCGGAGAACACCGGCAAGTCCCATAACCGCCATGAGACGTGCCACTGTACATCTGGCCACCCTGATTCCTTCCCGTAACAACTGACGCCAGACTTTACGCACACCGTACACCTGATGATTTTCATCGTATACGCGCTGTATCTCTCTCTTCAGCCAGTCGTCGTGCTGCGCACGGGCACTGCGTTTATCCGGATGATGTCGCTGTTGCTGACAATGGTAATACGTTGACGGGGCAATATGCAGTTCGCTGCATACCGGTCCGACCCCGTACTGCTCACGCAGCTTATCCAGCAGTGGCATCATTTTTTCCAGAGGCGGTCGAACTCCGCCCTCGCAAAATAAGCGGAAGCCTGGCGAAGGATATCGTTACTGCGGCGCAGTTCACGATTTTCACGTTCCAGCTCTTTCAGACGCTGACGTTCAGCGCTGGTGAGCCCACCATCACCGCCCCCGGTATCCCGCTCATGCTGGCGAACCCAGACACGCAGAGTCTCCGGCGTACAGCCAATCTTTGGGGCAATGGAACAAATTGCCGCCCACTGTGAGTCATATTCATCCTGACTTTCCAGAACCATACGAATCGCCAGCTGACGGACTTCGGGGGAAAAACGAGTATTTTTAGTCATCCTGTTTACCTCTTTCTCAGGGAGTTTAGTCTCCAGGATTTCCGGGGCGGTTCAAACCGGTATCCTCAAGGGTCATCCTGAAAGGTTCTGTGTTGTGAGATGCGCGTGAGATGCGCAGAAATGACAAAGGCATCATTACGGTGCCTGAGTGTTAAACAACTGTTTTGACTTTATTCACTTACATTTTGCCAATTTGCAGGATTTCGTGTTATCCGTCCATGTAAGCAAACCTCATTTTTCAGCAAAATATTCTTCTTATCTGTCGATTCCCCAGCACGCCAGCGCGCTCTCCTGGTCACGACGGGATACCTGACCGTAACAGTTGTTTGAACGAATACGGCAGTCTCTGCCACCGTCCTTAATCCACCAGCGAATAGCTTCGCAGGCACCTTTTCGATCACCTGCATTAATTCGTCTGTAAAACGTCGACGGGAAACACTTACCGGGACCAATGTTGTACGGACAGAATGACGCGATCCCCGCTTTCTGGGGTTCGGTCAGCGGCACTTTAATGTTTTTCTCCACCCATGCCAGCGCCTTATCACGCTCAATGGCGTTAACCCGGTCGCATTTTTCCTTCGACAGCTTCATGCCAGGAATAACAGGCTTACCATCCACCCGGGTGGCTCCACGGCAGATGGTCCAGATACCCGCACCATCACGGTATGCTGTGGTGTGGTTACCTTCCTTTTCATCCAGAAACTGGTCGAGGATTTCAGGCGCAGAAGCACCTGCGGCAATCAGCGCCAGAACGGCAGCCGATAAACCATAGCGGAGTTTCCTGCTCATCAGCTTACTCTCCCCGTGCCGCCTTACGCCGGTCTTCTTTAATCTTGAAATACAGGTTCGTCAGATATGTCAGCAGCCCAAACAGCAGACTCCCCAGCACGCCTATTGCCGCCCACTGAGACGGGGAAACCCTGTCCAGCAACTGCAGGAACCAGTAGCCCGTTCCCACCGCTGACGTGGTGTATGACACACCTGTTGTGATTTTTTCCATCTGGTACATACCCCGTCTCCCGCAATCCGGAAGCTCACAACAATAAAAAAGACCACCGGCACACACCGATGGTCCCTGACGCATGCTTACATCATCATGTCGCTGTCCGGTGTGGGGTCACCGCTATCTGAAGCACTCCCCTCACCCGCGATGCCTTCCGGCTCCGGAGCTGCCGGTGCGCCCAGCAGTTCATCCAGAATGGCATCCACTTCTGCATCAAGACGCGCTTCCAGGTTATGGCGAAGTTTCTGTTTCAGTGCGCTCCGGACTTCTTCAGAGCGCAGGACTTCCTTCACTGCTTCAGCAGTGACCAGGGATGTAATTTCTGACATGGGATTTTCTCGTCGAAAGATGTGATTAAGAAAGTTGCCGCTAAATGAGCGGCTCTTCGGGTTTGCTTCCGGCTGACTGACTGGCGCTGATTTTCTCAGCGGCCCTTTTGTCAATCTGTCTGCGCCAGAAGTCACGCATGGCCCTGTACCCACCCGAAAGGAGATACAGCACACAGACCACCGTACAGAAGTACAGCATTAACTGGTTCAGAAATGTCATAATTTCTTTCCGTTATTGTTGACAATAAGAACTGTTTTCATTTAAAAAACCAGAGCACGAAAGTATCGTTCCTTTATTTTTTCTCCATAGGTATTACCACCGCCAGCGTCCATTCCTGTCGCTGGCGGTTTTTTTATCATGCCGCAGTGTCTGTGCTGTTCACCTCCACCGCAATGCTGTCTATCAGTACCGGGTAAGTCGCACCTCTGGTAATGTCTGTCACATGCAGTTTATCCGCCGCAAAGGCACTGACCGGTGACTGCGTCAGCGTGAACGGTGTACCATCCTGACCATCAATAACCGGCGTCACCTGAAGGCTGTTATTCCCGGCAAAGCGGAAAGCCAGCGCATGCCATTCGTTATCAAATGCGCCAAAGCTTCCCAGTTTCAGGTTGTTTGTCGCCACTTTCGCATTGTGGTACATCACATTCAGGTCTTTTGCATCTGTCTGGATGTAGAACGCTGCCAGCAGGTTATTCCCCCCGTCTCCGGTCAGGGCAACGCCCTGTGGCAGTGAAGATACCGGCCAGTAAAACGCCATAACATACTGGTTCGCAGCCAGCGCTCCCGAAACCTTAAAGCGGCAGCGAATCTGCCCCCCTTTCTGTAACAGAGCCGCACCGTTGCCCGCGGCGTACTCCAGCACCCAGCTGCTTTTACCGGCTTCCTTGGTCAGCTTCACTGCCTTACCTCCGGTTCCCTCCGCATCGCTGACCACTTCTGCCCTGCCGCCACTGGCTGACCATCCCTGACTTTCAGGCTTCCCTCTGACTCGCTGGCAAGGTAAGAGAGCAGTGTTGTGACGCCTGTGGCTTCTGGCACCGGAAGGCGATTGACGGGCGCACCTCTGATACTGTCGATGATGCCCCCGCGTTTAGCGCCACTCTTCCCGCATGGCGCAAAATCGCCGTTGCCAGACGGTCGGAAATAATCCCACGGCGTGCCCAGGCGCTGAAATGGCTCGCCCTGTCCTGTGACGTCCAGGTGGCTGAGCTGTCACGCCATTTCGAACCGTAATATCCGATACCCGGAATGTCCGGGTCTTCTTCCGGTTTGTTCGTCGGCACATTCACCCCGTTCTCATCCGTCATGAACGGTACGAAATGGTATATTTTTTCCGTTTTGTTTTTGTAGCTGCCGTACACCGTCTGGTAGGTGGCTTCGTTCTTCTGCTTCCAGAAATACGTCGTGTCCCCGCATATCCAGGGAACACCGTCAGCAGAGCCACCGACGCACTGACCTGCCATATCCGCCAGGTCTGCACGGAATTTGTCAACCAGCGCACCAAACTGTGCTGCGTGATTTGCCGGCGTACCGCCAAAATCAAATTCCCCCTGCATCCACACCACGGCAAACAGCACATTTTTCGGGTTCTTCTTCAGTGCTGCTTTTGTTCGACCGATAAGGTCCTTATACAGCGGCTTGTCCACACCCCACGCGGGTTGAATTCTCCGAAGCACCACTCGCGTCACTGTATGTGCCATCAGCTCCGGTGGTGAACGCTGAACCACCACGACAGCACGGAACCAGCAGAATGCCCGCATTCGCCGGTATAAACGGCAGCAATTTTTTGGCGATATGCAGCCCCTGCCCCACGGTTCCGTACTGCCCCTCTGACAGGTCCGCTTTCGGATGGTTAAGGCGGCTCATGTCCTGCACATCATGCAGACAATGGTCCGCCGGAATGATGTCGTTATATTTACAGGCGACACCGCCCGGTGTCACCGTACTGCGGCGCGCCAGCTGCTTAATACGCGGGTCCGGACGGTCATATGTCTCCGGCAGCGGAAGGCCTTCACCATATGCCATGCTGTTTGACTGCCCCGCCAGAACCACAATAAAGTAATACTCCGGGTCTCTGGTGGCGCTGATTACTGCACCTTCTCCACCTGTCAGCTTCACCACAACAGGTGTGCTCACATCACCTTCTGCGACAATCGCCTGAATAAGTGCTGCGCCATCATCCGTATACGAAGAAAACGGCCCACCGTATGGTTGCCATCCTTCACGAATTTTTTGCGCAAGTGCATCAGCAAGGTCTGACGGCGACGCCGCCCTGACAACATCATAATGTTTAAATGTCATTATTCCTCCCGGCCGGGATAGTGTATTAAATCAGATATGGAGTGGGCTGTAGTCCGGAAGCCTGAATGACACACGGGGACTACAGCCCAAGAAATGAAAAAAGGCCACGCAGTTGCGCAGCCTGATAAACCCTGGTTAAAATCCACACGATAACAACACAACAATATCAGTATCTCATGCTATTGCCCGAACCCATTCGGGCATTTTTTACCCATAAAAAATGCCCCTCCGGAGAGGGGCATGTTTGCATGCACATTCTTTTTCTTGCATGGTGCCGGGTGCCTCCCGGTGAATTCAGTATCAGCACCTGAATCCGCGATTATCACATATACCTGGTTGCTGATTGCCCCTCCGCACAGGGGGATTCACCATGCGAAATTTTTTTAACAAACGCTCAGCATGTCAGGCAACATTCAACTGCCTGAATTGTGAGGCATTTAACATTTCACTGTCCGGTGTCTTTCCTGTAATAAAAAGCCCGCAAAAGAGAGTCAGGGCAGATAAGTGTGGTGTGGCGCGTTGTACTGGATTCGGACCAGTGACCGATTGCTTAGAAGGCAATTGCTCTGTCCGGCTGAGCTAACAACGCTGAATACCGATAATGGACCGCCATCGGGGACCCGAACCCCGCGCAACCAGCTTCGAAGGCTGGCGCTCTGTCCTGATGAGCTAATGGCGGTATGTGATATGGTGGCCCTTGCTGGATTTGAACCAGCGACCTGGCGATTATGAGTCGCTCGCTCTCACCACTGAGCTAAAGGGCCGGGCGCAGGATAATAACGGTACGTAACTAATCCTGCAATATCATCCGTTCTGACTGACTAAATCCTGAACTTCCCTGACCGTCTGCTCAAAACGTTCAGTCTCCAGCTCAACGCCAATTGCACGACGCCCCAGCGACATTGCTGCTTTGACGCTACGGACATAAAAAAGCCAGCCACTGGGGGAGGCTGGCAAACTCGTAGAGCAAAATGCTGTTACGCAAACTTCGTTACAGGGTCATCCTGCAATACAAAAAATACACAATATTTAGAAAACTAATAGTGCCATGTGCAATTTTTAAGATTTTGTTATTAATTGTGGTCGCACCTTCCTTTCTGTGTACTTTCCGTATAGCTCACAGGATTCTGGGTACAAAAAAACCCGCGCATCGGCGGGTTAATAAGCAGCGTGGCAATGTAACCACTCTTATCATGATATGCAGATTTTTACGATCGTAAACTATTTTTTCGCTGATAAAATACAGAGGTTCTCCCTCCCGGCAATTCACGCTCAACATACCGATCCATCTCAAGCCTCACTCCCAGCATCATCAGCATGCCTTCAACAATCCCCTCCGCTTTGTGAAGGCGTTTACCTATACAGGTGTCAGAGCACCCATGTTTCCGTGCCAGCGCCATGAACGTCTCCCCCAACACGTAATAATCAACCAGCAAGTCATGCAGATCGCGATTGTTCCGGTAAAGGCGGGCTATACACCCGCATATCACCATCGCATCATCGTCACAGCACTGCGGGCGTGATTTTACTTTTTCGGGGATCAGTCCCTTAAAACCGGCGGCAATGGACGACCAGGTCACATCTTCATGATTATTAGCCGCCCACGCTCCCCAACGCTCAAGAACCATCTGAATATCACGCATCAACTTACTCCACAAAAATCAGACCAGAACGCCAATTACAAGCAAAAATCAACAAAACAGTATTAGTTGATTGTTATCTCTGACTTCATACTCCTGCTCCTGTCAGGGTTTTGGCGTAATTCTTCAGTATTCGGTAATCGGTCAAAACAGAACCGGGGAAACGATATAAGCGCAGACGCCCCCAGCGGTGGCGAAGAAGTTCTGCCATATTAAACTCAAACATCATTCATTCCCCATTTCGGTGATGGTCAGTTCCAGCCTCCCACCTTTGGTAACAGGCATCTTCACAACGCGGTAATCAACGACCTGAGCATCATCCAGCCAGAAACCTGCTTTAGTGAGTGCGTCAAAAGCGGCTTTTTGCAGATTATCCAGGTCACGGCGACGGCGATCCGGCATGTGGCACTCAATGCGGATTTTCACAGGCATAGCCAGGCCGATATCCAGCATTGCGTTTTTAATGATTCGGGCGACGTTATCGCGGTATGCCTGCCCCTCTGCACTGACGTGCGTGCGCCCGCGATTATGGCGGTAATAGCGATTATTGCTCGGAGGCCAGGGTAATGTGATACTGTAGGTATTCACGCCTTAATAACCCCCTCTTTCAGCCAGATAACCTGTGTTCTCGCCATACCTTCCAGCGCGCATTCTTTTGCATATGCAGCATCGACAAAATGTGTGCGGCGGTCGATTTCGTCGTGGCAGGCAGAACATGCAATGGTGGCAATCAGGTCTGGCGGTTTGATACCGGTACCGCACAATCCAGCCAGCCGGATATGTGCCAGTACAGACGTTTCAGAATTGCCATTACATACGCCAGGGATTCTTACCTGGCATTCCCGACCACGCGCTGCTTTTCTCAAATCAGCCATGATTCCTCCTTGCTGCCAGTCGCAACCATTTTTTATCAACCAGGCTAGCGGTATATCCGAGCAGTGTTGGTATTTCGGATGGCTTCAGCTCAGGCTTACGCTTACGACGATTTGATACTCTGTAGATGTGTCCGTTCATGACACGAATAAGCGGTGTAGCCATTACGCCTCCTGCTTGTCACGGAGCTGCTGGAACTCGCAGCTCTGCGGAATAGTCAGATGGCAACCAATATTCATCGCCCAGGCTTCAACCTTACACAGGAAGACATACATCTCTCCGGTATCAAGATCGGAGGTATGGCGTAACGACTGGATAGTGGTGATATCACCGGTTACGACATCAACCAGGTCTTTGGTTTCATAACCGAGATATGTGTGTTTGAGAGCATCTTTTACCCAAGCTGGAGTGGCGAACGTTTTACCCCTGCTGATGAGGTATTCACTGATTTCGCTGTACCACATGTGGCTGAGTGCATTCTGGGAAAGACTGCGTTTCTCACGCCACGGTTTAAGCACCATGCGAAAGCATTTGCCCTCCTCCAGATAAGGCTGGATCTGCCGACCGATAGCGGTGAAGTTGCCGCGATGTAATTTGATGCCGTCTTGTGAGAGGTTCACGCTTCACCTCCGCAGAGGTCAAACGCTAGATGCAAAGAATTGCAGGTGCATTTCTGCATCTGTGAAGGGAGAAGAGAGTTTGGATTGTATGTGCGCATAAACGTCCCCGTTTAGCGCAGAAGTCACCGGAGTTGTTCAGGCTCCGGTGACATAATTATGCCGTGTTGATTTCCCAAAATCAAAATCGATAGAATTGCTCCTTCTTAAAACACTTTTACTCTCTGGAAGCTTTTCTTATCTCTCTTGGTGTTATATTAAAACGATTATGAAATCTTTCAGTAAAACGCGAAGGACACTTATAACCATTTTCTCTGGCAATCTCGCTTATAGGTTTTACCGTCGTTTGTATAGCAGACAACGCATTATTTAACCTCACATCGTCCAGTATACTTTGGAAACTTACCCCCTCGCTTGCTAGACGGCGATGTAATGTAGAAACAGAAATGTAGAGATATCGAGCAACCTTGTTTGCTGTCCATTTTGTGCCGGGTTCGGATAGCAGCAGGTTATAACAACGACTTATCAATGATTGTTTACTATATGATAAAAGTAAATGATTAACATGATTCACTCCTAACGAAAGTAGAACGCCCATTGCTAAGTGCTCCTGAATTTTAGTTGAGAAGCCTCGGGAAACAGATGTTTTTAGTTGCTCCCAACAATATATTAACTCAGGATTCTGAGGTAAAAAGAAACTTGTTTTGTTACGTATTTGATCAGTTACCGTATAAAGCTTTTGGAAACTCTCAATTAAATCAATGGGTAAGTAAAGCATTTCTGCAAGATAAAGCCCTGCTTCAGGATAATTCTCAATATAAAATTCATAACCACAAGGAAATAATATTATTTGATTATTATCAACAGTTAAAGTATGCGTCTCCCAATTGATAACTTTCTTTCCCTGACGGATACGACACAAAGCTGGCATAAGAGGCTTAACCCTATGAATCTCATGATGTTTATGCATCCGTATTTCTTCGATCTTTAAGTTAGTCTTACCTCTTGCCAGCATACTCTCACCCTACTTTATCTCATAAACTGGTGTTATCTCAGCGGTTGCGATTTTATTAGCATTAAGCATATAACCAACTAACGCTCCGCTGGAGTTAGAATCTACAGGAATCTTTTCAGTTTTTAGAGCCCATACTTTAAACTGGTAATGATGTGGTTTATCTCCTTTAGGAGGACATGCGCCACCAAACCCAGCATAGCCAAAATCATTTCGGCCTTGAACAGCACCAGTCGGCAGTTTTGTTCCATCACGTCTCCCTGCATCAACGGGCAAATATGTTACTGTTGCTGGAATATTAACAACAGTCCAATGCCACCAACCACTGCCTGTAGGTGCATCTGGATCATATACAGTTACGGCAAAGCTTTTGGTACCTTCAGGAACACCAGACCAGGTTAATGAGGGCGATGTATTACCACCTTCACACCCAAATCCAGAAAAGACATGAGACGTTGTAAGTTGCTCTCCTGTTTTTATTTCATTACTAGCGACCTGAAATGCTGCAGCCTGCGCAGAAAATGTTATGAATGCCAATACAGTTGAAACGATAAGTGTTTTCATAAAAACCTCTTTGTTATGACCTATCGTTATTTTATTTGATATTCCTTTATCTCATTATGCATAAAGGCGCAATGTTCATGCAAAAGCAATCACAATTGTACCCCCAACCCAATTATTTGCCACAATATACACAAAGCACATTGATACTATCTAAAAACTCTGCTTTATTATTAGTAATACCTACGAAAGTCGGTGTTATTTTTTAACCTACCATTCAAAATACGTGACATACACCATTTTGCTCATAATAATTTGTCACGTATTTTCAGTATTTGAATCTGCGACCAAGAGTTCTCACCTAACAAATGATTAAGATTGTATAGCTCATTTACTACCCCAATACAGCCGTACAAAACTCGCTTGTGGGAGCAAACAAAGTAATTACCCATTAAGTTTCGTTAAAGATAATTAATTCTGTCTTGCACTTTATCATCATAGCATAACTTAAAATCCGAGATCATTATTTAGAAATAAATCTCACCATCAACCATATATTTGAGAGCACTTATCGCCTGCTGGGCAGATATTACTTTCATTAAAGGATAGTGTTTAAAAACAATGCCATTCATAAAATAGATATCACAGGTTTTATTATCCGTATTAATTATGATTTTTTCGAATGTTTTATAGGCAAGTGTACGGCATAACTCTCGTCCATTTTTACTGGTTAAGTCAATAGCATAAAAATCACTGAATGAATTTACACCTTTACTCTTCAAAGTTTTCAATGATACCGAAGCCCTTCGTAATTCCTTATCTAATAGTCTTATTTTCTCTGCTATAGCGGTAACTTCAGGCGCGACAGACAATGCAACGATTAAATTATTAATTTTCATCTGAAGCTCAATAATTTTTAACTCTAAAGTTTCATTAGCATCTTTCTTGTTTTCAACTGGTTGAATTTTGCTACAATTAAAAAGCAATTCATTAATGATATTATAATCAACCAAATCTCTTTTTATTGATGGCCTGTCACATCGATGTAATCTTCTCATCGGACAAACATAATAGCCATGCAAACTTCCAGATACCGCATGAACAATCATGGTATTACCACAAGCCTCACACTTCATAACTGTTCGAAGTAGATTTATTAGCATAGGATTCTTGCTACTATTGCTAATACCAAAAGGTGCCAACCGAATTTCCTGTACAGCGTAAAACAAATCATCTGATATGACTCTGGGATAATAGCCAGCGATTTCACTTATCCCTTTCCCTCTTGCACGATATGAAGGTACGCATATACCTATCAGAGCTTTATTCGCTAATAATTTTTCAATTACAGAAGGTCCCCATGCACTTTCTTTTCCTGAGAAATTCTTTACAGCATGATCATTTAAATACTTGGCTATTGCATTCAATGAGCGCCTTTCCATCCTGAGTTTAAAAATTAGCTCAATAGTTTTCACCCTGTCGGGGTCTGGAACAAAAGCCGTTCTTTTGTCATCTAAGGAGAGCCATCTCGGACAAGACGCCGTCATAATCGTACCTGATTCCAGTGCATCCTGCCGTTTTTTCTTCCATGATAATTTAACCCGACTTGACTTTATCTCGCTTTCTTCATTTGCCCTTTGTGCTATAAGTATGGCTTTTATTAATGAATATGGCTCATTCAAAGAGTCAATATTATAGACTGTATTGTCGCAAAGAGTTATAACATCAATACCGTGATTCAAAATCAATTTCAGACGTTCAATCGCTTCACCGACTTTTTCTCTTGAAAGTCTGTCCAGACTTTCAACTAACAATGTAGTTCCTGGCAATATATAACCATGCTCTATAGCATCTAAAAATTCCGAAAAAGCTCCTGATTGTGCATGCTTTCCTTTGAATGCACTTAATCCTAAATCTTCATATGTTATGGTATCAAGATAATAATCACTATTTACCTTTAACCATTCAGCAATAAGTCTTCTCTGTCGGTTTAATGAGTCGCCAGACATCTGACCTGGTGATGAAAATCGCATATATGCTATGGCTTTTTTCATGGTGACACCTGCTAACGTATGCTTTTATAAACCTTAGTGGTGGGATATAATTTTTGTTTAATTTTTATTTAAAAAGACAATTAAGATCACATTATCTTGAATATACAACAATAATCGTATTGCAATTTTCTTACGCCATAATCTTGAAAGCACAAAAGAATACATAAAAAATAAGGACATTAACAAAAAGCATAAAACGAGGCTCATATAAATATAAGAGCCTCCATATTTTAGTCGTTTAGAAACAAATTATTTTTAATGTGGTGTGCTTCGTGACAATAAATTAATAACCAACACACCGGCACAAATCAACATCATGCCTATAATGGCTGGCAGGTCCAGCCGTTGGCCGAAAAGTCCCCATGACAGTAAGCTAATCAGGACAATACCGACTCCTGACCAGATAGCATAAGCAATCCCTGTAGGAATATAAGCCAGCGTCTGAGCTAATAACCAGAATGATGCACAATAACAAATAATTGTACCAACAGATGGCCATAACCGTGTAAAACCTTCTGAAAACTTCATTAAGGTTGTACCAATGACCTCTGCAAGTATTGCACCACCAAGATAAATATAAGGGTTCATAGAATATTCTTTCCTGTTCAAACTGGAGAGAATTGTACTACAGTTTGAACTCAACTCACCTGTTTCATCATTGTGTACCCATTGATGTTCTTTTATATACCCTCAATACCCGTTTCATCGCGGCACTCTGGCGACACTCCTTAAAAATCAGATTCGTGCTCACCTTTCCTTCCCGTTCTTCTCTGGTAGCGAACCGGTAATACACCGTTCGCCAGACCTTACCATCAACGACCAGGATTCCTGCCCGCGCCATTTTAGCCGCAGCCTGATTTATGCTGGTTACGGTTGCGCCTGTTACCGCGGCAACGTCCTGTGCACAGAAGCTCTTATGCGTCCCCAGGTAATGAATAATTGCCTCTTTGCCCGTCATACACTTGCTCCTTTCAGTCCGAACTTAGCTTTAATTTCTGCGATCTTCGCCAGAGCCTGTGCACGATTTAGAGGTCTACCGCCCATAACAGGAAGTTGTTTTACTGGTTCAGGTATCGTCTCACCACGGTTAATTCGCGCTGTCATACAGGTCAGTTCATCGGCAGCCTTGCGCCGTAATTCCGCGTCAGTCAGCGCATTGGCCCGCATGTTCTGGTACAAGTTGGTAACCAACCAGTAATGCGCGTTCGATTTCCACGGATAAGACTCTGCATCCGGATACAGGCCACGCTTCCGGCAATACTCGTAAACCATATCAACCAGCTCGCTGACGTTTGGCAGCCCGGCGTTAACGGATGCTTCTTCCCGGCACCAGGCCACAAACTGCCCGGGTGATGGCAGGAATGGTCGATTCTGCCGACGGGCTACGCGCATTCCTGCGTTAACCTGTTCCATTGTGGTGATCCCGTTTTCCCGGAAAGCCAGAACCCACTGGCGGCGGATTTCGTTCAGTTCATTCTGGTCACGGTTAGCCAGGCTCGCCGGGAAAGTTGCCAGTAACTGCCTGAACACACCGTTGATGATCTGCGCTACCTGCTGTACCTGTGGCTTTTCGTCGTACTGTTCCGGCATGTTGTTGGCGATCCGGCGCATCTGCTCACAGTCAAAGTTAACCATTTGTGCGGCGATGTTTTTCATAAATCCACCCCATAAATCCAGTCAGTGTTTGTCAGGTCCAGTTTTGATTTTCCGGCTGTCACTCCAGCCTGTTGCTTGTTACGGTTGATTTCGAGTTGGGTCCACTTGTCACGGAGTTTGGCCGGACTTAGCACGTTACCGGACCAGAAGTTGTCCTGGCATGCCCAGCGGAACAGCACGCACATGTCGCGGTGGTTACGTCCGTCACGTTCACGCATCAGGCGGATATCGTTAGCCCACCCTGCAAAATTCGGTTTTCTGGCTGATGGCGCGATGGTCTTCACCATGTCAAACATCCACTCTGCGGCGGTCAGGTCTTCTGCTGTCCCCCACTTGCTGCCGCTCTGAATCGCAGCATCCGGTTTCACCACAGGAAGGTCGTTTTCTGGCTGGTCAGAGGATTCGCCAGAATTCTCGGACGAATAAGGTTTTATATTGTCTTTTGTTATTTTGTCTTTTGTGTTTACCTGATTCGGGTAAACGTCTTTACCTGATTTGGGTAAACTTTTTTTACCTGATTCAGGTAAATTTACCTCTTTCAGGTAAACTTTATTTTTCTTACCTGATTCGGGTAATGTTGACCATTCACTGACCACATTATTAATGCCGGTATTCCGCCCGCTCTGAATAAGAATCCCACGCTTTACCAGAACGCTTTTTGCAGCAGAACACTTGTGCGGCAATATCCCGGTCAATTCGGAAAGTTGCTCGTTGCTCACCCAATCCAGTTTTTTATTAAAGCCATATGTTTTGCGCATGACAGCCAGGAAGACCAGAAGCTGGTGCTGTGTTAATCCGGCCAGCATCACAGCTTCCAGCAACTCATTTGCAATGCGCGTATAACCATCATCGAGATCTGCCACGCGCGGCTCCTTTTGTGCCACATCCGGCACTGGAAAATTGAATATCTCAGCAGTGTTTGCCATAATTCCTCCCGCAATGAGTGCGTTACGATTTGCACCTGAAAGTCGGTTCTGTTCCAGCAGACCGGCTTTCGCCATTTCTGAACCTGTCATATTGCCCCCAGCATGGTGGTGACCATCGCCATCAGTGGACCAGCCAGATCTGGGTCCACACGAAACATCGACACAATACCTTCACTAATTTCCTTCAGTTTCTGGTGGCGTGGTGCGTTGAGAATGACAGCCTGTTTTGCCTCACTGAGTTCCTTTTCCATTTCAGCCAACCTAGCCATAAAGCTATCCTGCTCAACCAGGTAACCGCGATATTCCAGCGGTAGTACCGCCAGAATTGCCGGGGTCAGTTCACGCACGTTATTTCGGTATTTTTCAGAATCGAATTTGTTATCGAGGAAGCGGAACAGCTTCTGGCGTGCACGGCTGACATCATCAGGGAAATCGATGGTGCCGCCGCCCTGCTCCCGATACTCATTCACAATGAGTGTGGCAACGACATCCTGATTATCTTCAGCCGACCAGGCGCGGACGGCATCACGGATTTTTTCGTGGCCTGGCACCTGTTTTGTTTGAGAACGATTTATCACCGCAGTCGGGCTAAATCCGCTAGTCTGTTGGTATGTAAGTGGTTGCATAATTGACTCCTTTAGTTTGAATTGACTGTTAAGTTGATTGCTTATTGTTAAAGAGCGTGAAATGGAAATTTAAGCTGCGTTCTTTTCGGTGTGTGGAAACAACTTCGGAAGATCCGGGCGAATCTGGTGTGCCTTCACTACTCCACCAGTAGCCGTAACAATGCTGCCGACATGTTCAGGGGATACCTTTGCTTTGTTGTGAAGCCACTTATAGACGGCCTGCTGTGAAACTTCGCAAGCAGCGCCCAGTTTCTTTTGTGAACCAACGATATTGATCGCTGTTTTAATAGCTGGGTTCATAACAACCTCCGTGGTTAATTTGAATCAAGATTAAAACTATGGTTGTTTTTAGTCAACAACCATTTTCGTTTGATGGAATAAAACCTTGGTTGTACATTTGAACTATGAAAACAACACTCTCAGAAAGACTTAAAGAAGCCAGATTAGCGCGAGGCCTTACACAAAAGGCGCTTGGGGATTTGGTCGGGGTTAGCCAAGCTGCTATTCAGAAAATCGAAACAGGGAAAGCTAATCAAACAACTAAAATCGTGGAGATCGCGAACGCTTTGGGTGTGCGCGCAGAATGGTTATCTTCTGGCGTTGGAAATATGTCAGACAGTACAGTGCAACCAATACAACCAACTGTCAGCCATTCCAAATACTTTAAGATTGACGTTCTTGATATAGAAGTGAGTGCCGGGCCGGGTGTCATCAACCGTGAGTTTGTAGAAGTCCTACGCTCGGTTGAGTACTCGTTTGACGATGCTCGTCACATGTTCGATGGCAGGAAGGCAGAAAATATCCGCATCATTAACGTACGCGGTGACAGCATGTCAGGAACGATTGAACCTGGTGATCTGCTGTTCGTTGATATCACGGTTAAATCTTTCGACGGTGATGGTATCTATGCGTTTCTGTACGACGACACAGCCCATGTAAAGCGCCTGCAAATGATGAAGGATAAACTGCTGGTTATCTCTGATAACAAGAGCTACTCACCGTGGGACCCAATCGAGAAAGACGAGATGAACCGGGTGTTTATCTTCGGGAAAGTTATTGGGAGCATGCCGCAGACGTATAGGAAGCATGGATAGTACCAATTAAAAATTATCAACCGGGCATTGTGCTCATTCAGTAAAACAACTTAATTATTCATTTTAGAATGGAGAACTTAATGGATACTTTAAAATATGAGAAATTCTCTGATTTTGATCACAATGACCCATTTTTTGACTCTTTAAAAAAAGATTATAAAGAGTTTCCTCTTTGGTTAGAAAAAAAAGCCAGAGAAGGAGAATCAGCTTATGTGCTCTATGATGACAAGCATAAAATCGAAGGTTTTATGTATCTAAAAGAAAATGATGATGCAAATGACATTAATCCAGCGCTCCCACCAGGACGTCATCTAAAGATAGGAACATTCAAATTTGAATCTAAAGGCACCCTTCGCGGACAACGATTTCTAAAAAAAGCGTTTGACCATGCATTTTCATCAAAATCTGATGATATTTATGTTACTGTTTTCGACAAACACGTCCATCTAATAAAACTTTTCCAAACGTACGGATTTTACATTCATGGTGAAAAAGAAACACATAACGGGAAAGAGTTTGTATATGCGAGGTCTTTGCATGAGCCTTATGGTGATATTTTATTAGATTACCCTCGAATAATGACATCAAGAGCCAACAAATATTTACTGGCGATTTATCCCGAATATCACACTAGACTATTCCCTGATTCAAAACTTGTAAATGAATCACCAGATATTGTCAAAGATATATCCCATGCTAACAGCATTCATAAAATTTACATATGTGGAATGCGTTCTGTGATGGGAATGAAAAGAGGAGATATCATTGTCATCTATAGAACCGGAGACAAAAAAGGGCCAGCTCGCTATCGTTCTGTAGCCAGTACATTATGTGTAGTTGAGAGCGTAAAAAATATTTCTGAATTTTTAAGCGAAGATAGTTTTGTAGACTATTGTATTCGTTTTAGCGTATTTTCTGAAGATGAACTCAGAAAAATCTATAAAGAACGTCGATACCCTTTCATTATAAGATTCACATACAATCTGTCTTTGCCAAAGAGACCCAATCGTGCTATTTTAATAGATCATGTGGGGCTAAATGGTTCGCGTGCATTCCGATGGAGTCACTTTAAACTCACAAATGAGCAGTTCTTAAAGATCATCGAGTTAGGCAAGATAAATGAAAGTTTTATTATCCATTAAGCCTGAGTTTGCAGAAAAAATATTGAACGGAACAAAGCGGTTCGAGTTTCGTAAAGGTATATTCAAAAATCCGCAAATTAGCACCGTTGTTATTTATGCCACGATGCCATTAGGTAAAGTTGTTGGTCAATTCCGTATTGAATCAATACTAAGTGACGAACCGGAATCTCTTTGGAAAAAGACGGAAAAACACGCAGGTATTTCTAAGCAATTTTATGACTCATATTATTCAGGTAGAGAAAAGGCCTACGCAATAAAAATTGGTGAAGTGGAAAGATATAAAGAACCAATTCCTATCTCTGCTCTAGGTAGTAATATTAAGCCACCACAATCATATCTTTACCTACCTGCGTAAGAATCCCGGCCACCGTGCCGGGTTTTCTTTTGCCCCTCCCCCTCATCACACAAACCATTCAAAAAACCACCACGACCTCGCTTCAGTTATCGCTATGCGATGCAAGTCACAAAATAAATCCATCCTAAATACAACCATTTACATCTAAAAAAACCAATAAAACAACTTTTGTTGTTGACGACAAAACAACTATAGTTTTAAATAAATTCATCGCAACAACACAACGATACGGCAACCACCTGATTCACCGTTGCGATGACCGCTTAGATCCGCAGCTTGAATTTCAGCAGGCTCCGGGAAGTGCGAGGGGTGAAGCGGACGCGTGAACGTCGGTGTGACCAGCTGAAATCAACTCAACACCTCATACCTCAGTCGCTTCAACGAGGCGGCTTAGTTATGACAACCGGCGGCCATCCACCGCCTGAATACGCGCAGAAGTCTCTATATGTTCAGCAGCCCAGCTTACGGGCAGGAGTTTTTATGGTTCATCAACATTACGGAACGCAGACCGTTAATCGCGGTGCGGTCATGCCAGGAATGCTGGTCAAACACAAAGATGGTACCTGGACTGCATCAGCTAATTTACGCGGACGGCTTTATCTGCATCGCGGCATCGAGCGCACTTATACCCGTGATTTGCTCGTGGAAGTTTTTCTCGACGGACGCGGCAACGGCCTGAATCACTAATCCCCTTTCCTGTTTACCTAATCAGCCCGGCATTTCGCGGGCGATATATTCACAGCCATTTTCAGGAGTTCAGCCATGAACGCTTATTACATTCAGGATCGTCTTGAGGCTCAGAGCTGGGCGCGTCATTACCAGCAGATTGCCCGTGAAGAGAAAGAGGCAGAACTGGCAGACGACATGGAAAAAGGTCTTCCACAGCACCTGTTTGAATCACTCTGCATCGATCATTTGCAACGCCACGGGGCCAGCAAAAAAGCCATTACCCGTGCGTTTGATGACGATGTTGAGTTTCAGGAGCGCATGGCAGAACACATCCGGTACATGGTTGAAACCATTGCTCACCACCAGGTTGATATTGATTCAGAGGTATAAAACGGATGAGTACAGCACTCGCAACGCTGGCAGGGAAGCTGGCTGAACGTGTCGGCATGGATTCTGTCGACCCACAGGAACTGATCACCACTCTTCGCCAGACGGCATTTAAAGGTGATGCCAGCGATGCGCAGTTCATCGCATTGTGATCGTCGCCAA